AGGGACTGGTATCCCAAAAAATCTTTAGACTTCTTACTTGACATTTCTAGCAGGGTTATGGTAGATTTAAATAAGAATGAAAGAAGGTCGATCCATAAAAGCCATGCTAGTCAAGAAAACTATTGCGGACATAAAACTTAACCTTAATGCCACTCAGCGAGCCTATATTGATCGCTGGATGGACGAGCTTAAAGCTGTCTGGAATTTTGGACTAGAGCTACTGATGGAATATCAGCTTAATAAGTATTACGACGAGCTTGAGAAAATAACAGGAAAACCAGTTAAACGGGTTAAACGTCGTTTAGCTAAAAAACCTCAATTTATTGACTCCCTGAAAAACGAAAAAGGTAAATCCCTTCCTAATCCCCTTTACACCCCCAAATATTTAACTGGCAAGCAAAAAGTTAAAATACAGATAGCTAGAGAAAAAAGACAAAAAGCAGGTCACTCTTATCCTGTTCATATTCCTATTCAACGGCGGTTAAAATCTGATAATTATTTTGGGTTATGTGGCTGTATTACAAAAGAAAAATGTCCAGAGCTATGCAAGGACATCCCTATGGCTTTTGTCCAAGGGGTTTTAAAAAAGCTTGCTGATTCCTGGAAAGCTTACACCAAACTCGATAAAAAGAATTTAGACAGAAAACTTCCTAGATTTAAAAGAAAAGAAGATAAAATTAAATCTCTTTATTCTGAGATCAGCAATTGCGCTGTTAGAAAAGGGGATAAAATATCTATAGGTAGCTGTAGTAAAACATTAGGCGATTTAAAGATTATCAACAATATTTTAGACATTCGATGGGGTGACAGAAAAGCCTCTACCGTATCAATTATCAAATACCCATCGGGATATTATCTAAGTCTATTTGGTGAATTTGAAGTAGATGATCTACCTGATTCCGATAAAGCAATCGGTATTGACGTAGGACTAGAATATATAATTAGTACCAGCGACGGACAACAAATTGACCCGCCCAAATACTATAGAAAACAGCAAAAAAGACTAGCAAGACTGCAAAGAAAAACCGCTAGACAGTATAAAGCAGGGGAAAATAAAGACGGCAAAAATCTCGCTAAAACTCGTGCTAAAGTTGCTAAAACTCACGAAAAAATAGCAAGACAACGCAAAGGATTTAATCATGCCCTAAGTACCGATATTGTCAAAAATCATGGCGCTGTAGCCGTAGAAGACCTCAACTTAAAGAATTTAATGCGACGACCTAAACCGAAAAAAAGAGAAGACGGTAAAGGCTACGAACGCAATAACGCGAAAGCCAAAGGGGGATTAAATAAATCCTTTGCTGATGCTAGTTTAGGGCAATTAACCGGTTTTCTTGAAACGAAAATGAAAACTCCCAACCGAGAGTTTATCAAAGTTCAACCAGCTTACACCAGTCAGGATTGTCCTCGCTGTGGCAATCGTGTTAAAAAAAGTTTATCAACCCGCACCCATAAATGTTTAGAGTGTGGATGTACTTTACCCAGAGATGTGGCCGCCGCAATCAACATCTTAGGGAAAGCAGACTTCGTAAGAAGCTACCCGGCTTGTACCGGGGAAGTTAAGCCTCTGAAGGATTTCGATAAGGAATCAGCGCAGGAGGAATTACTTGACAAGTCCAGCCGATTGTTACTCGGCGAAGAAACCCTCGAAACCTTACTGGTTTTGACCTCCGAGCCAGTGACACCCAAGAAAAAAACAAGGAAAAGGTCGATCCACTCGCAACCCGCGCAAACAGTCAACGCAGGCTATACGCAGCTTACACTCTGGGAGACTGGGTAACAATCGGCTTGACTTGTTAAGTAGATTGCAAGAAAGCAGTGGCTACCTAAGTTTATAGATTCTTTACGAGTAACAATCGGCTTGACTTGTTAAGTAGATTGCAAGTCGACATAGATGCAGCCTATCCCGACTTAACCCCAAGTAACAATCGGCTTGACTTGTTAAGTAGATTGCAAGACAGGGTAAAGGCTATTTATCGCTTAATCATGGTATTTTGTAACAATCGGCTGGACTTGTTAAGTAGATTGCAAGAGTGTTATATTTGTCCATAATAAGTAAAATATTTTGTAACAATCGGCTTGACTTGTTAAGTAGATTGCAAGAACATCTATACTCACTCCCGTCTCGATTACGGGGGGTAACAATCGGCTTGACTTGTTAAGTAGATTGCAAGGAAACAAATACAAGACAAGGCAAACTAAGGCAAGAAAACAAAACAAAACTTTAAAACCATGCTACAAATTATCTCAGGATATAAATTAGAGGGGTTATCGATTGCATCTATCGGGATGTGTCAATCTCTAGAAGCAATCGATGCTCTAGTATCTGACTTCGTAAGTAGAAGCGACTACCCAGTAATCTCTAATGTTTTAGATTTTTTCAGTTACTGGCAGAACTCCTTGATTTTTTGCTAGAATACTGGCCAAGCAATCAGATTACTGTGATTAAAAAATCAAAAGTATTTAATAAAGACCTTGCTCAAAGAATCAGAAATCGAGGACTAGATATATTAAGATAAACCTACACCTAAAAGAAGACACTATGATCATGGAAAAATACACTTTGACTAAAATAGAACAAGATGGGAGTGCCAAAACTTTCATCTATGAACCAACTAACACAGAACCCACTAAAAAAGAACTTAAGGATAAATTAGTAAAAATCTTAATAAAAATCAAAACACTGACACCGGAAAAAGTAAATTTAATTTATTTTCTTATCAAAACTATAGACAAATAACTTTAATTGTAGTAAAGTAACATAGAACACCTAAAAAGATTAAACTAATAAGACATGAAAAAGACTAAACAAATAAACTATTACCTTTTGATTGCTATCATGAGTTTTAATACTTGTATAATTTTCGGTATTAGATTCATTCATTTACATTTAACAGAAACAGAATTGCTTTTTAAATTTTGGTATGTTTGGCTTTTTTGTGTAACTAGCATAGTAATAACTTTAAAATCTATTAAAGGTCAAAAATGAAAATAAAACCGATAACCTTAATCTTGAATTTGTTTTTAATTTCTGTATGGGGATTTATGTTAATCACCAAAGGGTTGTTTTACACTTTGTCTTTTGGTTTTTATATTTATGTTTGTAACAAACTTTATAAACCTATCGACAGCTATTTACCTATTATTTGGACTACCCTTAGAGAAGATGTTCCTTTTGGATGGTATAATTTTTTTGAGAATTTTCGTCTTTGGCGAAAATTAATAGCTGAAAAAAATATAAAATTGATAAATTTTTGGAAAGATTCCTTTTGGTGTAATCTTAATTTTTACAGAGAATAAATCTAATATAGTTAATCTGCAACAAATTATTAAACTTTCCTAATATCTTGATAGCAATCAATATGCCCTTTATGTTTCCATTTAATTCTTGTCATTCTTACTCTATTCAAGATAGTGAGTCAGTAAAACCTGTTGAAAACTATCCTCAACAGCATCAAGGACTTTTCAGTGATATTAATAAAAACCGTCAAACTCAAAAAGGATTGGAAGGTTATTTAGAAACCTTTCTAAATATTTGGAATCGAGAATTAGAGCCTGATGGTGAATTCAGTTGGCAGATTATTCGTCCTCAATTTCAGGGGTTAGAAAATCCTATGTTAGCTGTTGTTTTCTCCACACAAGAGTATGGAGAAAACCCTCAACCCGTTTCCCAACTAGAACAGGGGCAACGAATAGAAGCTATTAATCAGCTAATAAAACAGAAAAATGATTTAGTTTGTTCGGTTTCTGATACAAAAATTATCATTATCAAGCGCAATGAACAAAGACTCTGGACTTGTAACATGGCGCGTAAAGACGCAGGAGAAGCAATGCTTCAACTTCTTAATTTGCAAGAATCTCAAAAGAATCAAGAAAATCAAAAACCAATATGATTGACAAGCATTAAGAATTATAGTAAGATAAATTTAAACAAGGATTGGTGGCCGAGTAGTCGAAGGCGACAGACTGTAAATCTGTAGATTTAATTCCACGCTGGTGCAAATCCAGCCCAACCCACTTAAAATCAAACATATTGACAAAATCAAAGACTTGACCTATGATAAAAAGTTACAGCGATTACAGTCACACTATGTTTGATACAAATAAATACTTAGAATTATTAAAACAATACCCTCCTCGTCCTATTTACGACAAGGAAGGGCTAGAAAACACGGAAAGAGTTATCAGTTCTTTTTTAGATAAAATCATATTAGATAAAATTCAATTGACAATAGAAGAAAGGGAGTATTTAAGTGTTTTAGGAGCTTTGATTTATGAGTATGAAGAAAATTATGAGTATGAGGAAAATCAAGAGCCAATACCTGATATTTATGGACTTGAATTGTTGAAATTCATATTAGAGGAAAGAAACCTACAAAAGCAAGATTTGCTATCTATTTTTGAGGATCAATCAATCCTAGATGATATTTTTAATAGGCAGCGAGAGATAACAGATATTCACGTTCAAAAATTAGCCGATTTTTTTAATATCTCTCCTACTTTATTTTTTCCTAAATAGGTCAAGGGTTGATGGCCGAGCGGTTAAGGCAACGAACTCATAATTCGGCTTAGGTAGGTTCGATTCCTACTCAACCTATTAGAATAGAGAAAATACTATCTTTTAAAAAGCCGTGGCTAATTTTCTCATTCCCGTAGCAATAGGGATCGGAGCTA